TAGGAGCAAACCTTGGGTTGCATCTAATTATCTTCGTGACGAATCCCGAAAACCAAATTGGGTCTAATTGATTATGAGTGATGAATTTCTTTGGGTTGAAAAGTATCGACCCAAGACTATTGATGAATGTATTCTTCCTGATTCTATCAAGAAGACATTCCAAGACTTTGTTGCAGCAGGAGAACTGCCTAACCTCCTCCTTGCAGGACCACCTGGCATTGGTAAGACTACAGTCGCCAAAGCTTTGTGTGCAGAACTAGGTGTAGACTATTATGTTATCAACGGATCAGATGAAGGTCGTTTCCTAGATACTGTACGAAATCAGGCAAAGAATTTTGCATCAACCGTGTCCCTGACTGGAGATGCAAAACATAAAGTTATTATTATCGACGAGGCTGATAATACTACTCATGACGTACAACTCCTACTTAGGGCGAATATTGAATCCTTCTACAAGAACTGTAGATTCATCTTCACCTGTAACTATAAGAACAGGATCATCGAACCACTACACTCCCGTTGTAGTGTTATCGACTTCTCCCTCAACGGGAAACAAAAGCCTGCTGTGGCCGCTTCTTTCTTCAAGCGACTTAATGATATCTTGGACACCGAACGGGTGGATGCAGATAAAAAAGTTCTCGCGGAATTGGTTAACAAACACTTCCCAGACTGGAGACGTGTACTTAACGAGTGCCAAAGATATTCGGTCGGCGGTAAAATTGACACAGGAATCCTCGCAAGTTTTTCGGATGTAAGTGTAAATGATCTCATTCAAAACCTTAAGAACAAAAAGTTTCCAGAAGTACGTAAATGGGTCGTCAATAATCTGGACAATGATTCTAGTGTACTTCTGCGTCGTGTTTACGATGCTCTTCACGATGCCCTTGAAGGTCCTAGCATTGCTGCTGCTGTCCTCATTATTGCTAAGTATCAGTATCAAATTGCATTCGTAGCAGACCAAGAGATCAATCTTCTTGCAGCACTAACTGAGATTATGGTAGAGTGTGATTTCAAATGACCAACCGAACAAAACTTTTCATTGTACTAGCCTTGACGGGTATCGCAAGAGTTGCTATTATTGGTGTTCCAGTAGTAGCTATCTGGATGGGTGTCAGTGAAGAATCTAAATTAGAAGAGGTACGAACCAAATGATTTCTGAAAAAGAACTAAAGCATCATCGTCTTCAAGCATGGCTTCGCGAACATAAGTGCGACGACATTGAGTATCTTGGTAAGAAAGGTGAAGATTGGTGGTATAGAATTGGTCCACATGAAATTACATCAGATCAATTTGAGGACATTGAATTTGCAGGGGAGGTAGATCCAGATGAGATCCGATAAGGTAAGAGCACAAGTTAAATCTCGTTTCTATTATATTTTTTGGGGTGTTGCTACAGTGTCCGTTTTGGCGGGACAACTGTATGTTGGGACTGGTTATAGATTGATGTCTGAGAGTACACATACTCTTCATCAATTCTTTGTTGAACTTGTAGAGGAATCTAGACGATATGGACCTTAGTTCACAGGAAGCTGTATACGCTGCTGATCAATTTATCAATTACTTTTCAAATACGGGAAGGATTGATGAATATCTTCGTGCTGTAAAATTGGATCGCATTGCAAGTCAACCTACTGCTCTGCCAGGTTTTGGTCCAGAGGATGACTTGTTCAGTGATTTCGATATGCATCCTAGTGATATGGATATCCGTGTATATCCTGCGGGAGATACTAACGGATTTAGCAACTCTTACTTTAATGAGAGATTGCAGATCACGATGTCTCATGTGTTTGAGAATTCTATTCCTGGCAAGTCTTTGAAGTGGATTGTTCAGGAACAGAACACAAACAAAACCTTAGGATTCATTAGGTTTGGAAGTCCTACTATCAACTCTAAACCACGCAATGAGTGGTTAGGTGATACACCAGAACTGAGTAGGTTTAATCGACATGCTATTATGGGATTTGTGATTGTCCCTACTCAACCTTTTGGATTCAATTACTTGGGTGGTAAACTACTCGCTTTGTTATGTTGTTCTCATACGGCAAGACAACAGATCAATGCTAAATATAATTCAGATATCTGTTTGTTTGAAACTACTTCCCTGTATGGGTCTACAAAGTCCTCCTCACAGTATGACGGTCTCAAACCATACATGAGGTACAAGGGACTTACTGAAAGTGATTTCACACCACTCTTACATGACTCTGTATTCAAGGATCTAAACAAGTGGTTCACTGCTCGCAACGGTGACAAGTTGTTGGTCAAGGAAGATGCTTCTAGTAGAAAACTAAAGATCCAAACTAAGATGATTTCTATCATCAAAAAATCTCTGACCGATCTTGATAAGTTGTCTGACTTCAATAAGGCCATTGCTAGTGCTAAGGATCTAACAGAACAGAAGAGATTTTATATGTGCGATTATGGATTCAGCAACGCTCGTGAAGTTATACTTGGAACACAGGAAACTCTGCGTCATGGCCAAAATTATGACAAGTTTCAAATGGAACACTTGATTGCTTGGTGGAAGAAGAAAGCTGGTAAGAGATACGAGAAACTAAAGTCTGAAGGAAGACTTAGGACAACACTTGAAACTTGGAATGTAAACCCCGACGAGATCGACATTATCCGATGAGTTACGAATTAAAAGAGTATTTGAATTCCATCAACTTCACCAAAGAAGATTTGATGAAGGATGAAGATCCGATGTGGGAGAAAAAGTACCCCGCCTTCATTGTCAACAAATGCCTCGCTGGACATATTGATGCAATCATATTCTCTAATGAAATGAATATGAATGCTCATCTAGACCCAAAACTCCAGTATGACTTTTATCTAAATAGTCTTAGGAAAAAGAAGAGATTTTCTCCCTGGCTCCGTAAGGATAAAATCAAAGACCTTGATGCAGTCAAAAAATACTATGGATATAGTAATGAGAAGGCAACGCAAGCTTTGAAGATTCTAAATAAAGAACATATCGACTTTATTAAAAAGCGAATTGACGTTGGAGGTACAACATGACTGCGTTTGCAGAACCTGAAGTGAAGTGGTCTTCGGACCAAATGATTGAAGTTACATTAAATGAACCAGATGACTTTCTGAAAGTAAGAGAGACGTTGACCCGTATTGGTGTCGCCTCCAGGAAAGAGAAAAAGATTTATCAGTCTTGTCATATTCTCCACAAGCAAGGTAGATATTATATTGTTCACTTTAAAGAATTGTTTGCTCTTGATGGCAAACATGCGAATCTTACTGTGAATGACGTACAGAGACGTAATAGAATTATTAATTTGCTTGCTGATTGGGGACTTATTACTATTGTCAACCCTGAACTTATTGTCGATGTTGCTCCATTGAATCAAATCAAGGTGCTTTCTTATAAAGATAAGGGTGACTGGACTCTAGAAACTAAGTATAATATCGGTAAGAAAAAGAAAACAACACCAGTGTGAAGAAAGAACTATTCTCAGTTCCAATACATCATGGCACTATTTCTAATAATGATTTTTTAAAAAAGAAATTACTTCCTAGAATAGAGTTGACCAGAGAAAAGGTCGAACTTCCAGAGGATTGGGATACTCATAAACTGGTAACATCATTCAATCATCATGATTTTAATGATGCTATTTTTGATGACATGACATATTTTACATATATGGATTGTCTCAGAGATACGTTTGATGATACTGGGACTACTGTAATTCAAAAATTATGGTACAATTATTATGCTGATGGCGAGTATCAAGAAGTTCATAATCATCTAGGAGACATGTTCAGTCCCACTCATATGTGTGGAGTTCATTTTCTTCAGTATGATAAGGACATTCATGAGCCTTTGGTATTTGAAGATCCCATGATGAAGTTGAGAAGTTTTGGATGGGAGATTGCAACTGATTATTGTGAATCTCATGCCGTCGATGCTTCTGAAGGTGATGTTATATTCTTTCCGCCTTACTTAGATCATAAAGTTAAGAGTGGTAAACCAACTCCCGAGTATCCTCGGATCACAGTTGCTTTCAACATACAATTTTCTGATGACGAATAAATTTATTTTTGATGTAGACGGGACATTGACTCCCAGTCGAAAAAAAATTAATCCTAAATTTGCTGAGTTCTTTCTGGAGTTCGCTGAGACTAATCCTTGTTATTTGGTAACAGGAAGCGATAGATCCAAGACCTTGGAACAGCTGGGATCAGAGATTTGTAATCAGTGTGTGCGGGTCTATAACTGTTCAGGGACGGATGTCTATGAAGGAGACAAGAATGTTCGTAGAGATAACTGGCGAGTCCCTGAGGACCTTGTAGAACACTTAGAGATCGAGTTAGAAATCAGTGGGTTCCCTATTCGTAATGGACTGCATTTAGAGTATAGGCCTGGAGGACTCAACTTTAGTATTCTCGGCCGAGGGTCTGGAGAGGACTGGCATAGAGATGAATATGTTAAGTGGGATAAGAAGTATGATGAAAGAAAAAGCATTGCTTCTAGGTTAAAAGATAAGTTTCCTGAAATAGAAGTTCAAGTTGGTGGACAAACTGGATTAGATCTTGCTCCCAAAGGAAATAACAAGAGTATGATCCTTAGTGATTTCAGCACACTTGATAAGTTATATTTCTTTGGAGACATGATGCTTGAAGGTGAAAATGATTATCCTTTAGCGAAAGCAGTATCAGATATGTACGGTACACCGTACCACGTCAAAAACTGGAAGGAGACCCGTACTATTTTAGAGGGTTTCCTACACCAAGATAAAGATATAAAGTAGTATAATTAGTATGTCGCCTTAGGGGACATCAAAATCAAATCTCGCTTTAAAAGGAGAAGTACAATGGGAAACCTACAACGATATCAAGCAGCCGATCTACCACAGTTGTTTGAACGTATCTCTCGTAATGCAATTGGTATGGACGATTACTTCGACCGTATCTTCACGTTGAACGAAACACAGGCAAACTATCCACCATTTAATCTTGTACAGATCAACAATGTTGAATCTAGATTAGAAATTGCCTTGGCAGGATTTAAAAAGGCGGAGGTTAACGTCTATACAGAATTTGGGAAACTCTTCATTGAGGGAAAAAAAGAGGACACAGAATCCCAAACTACCTATGCTCATCGCGGAATTGCTCAAAGATCTTTCACTAGAAGTTGGACTCTTTCTGATGACACTGAAGTTCGCTCGGTAAACTTTGAGGATGGGCTACTGGCGATTGAACTTGGTAAAGTAGTTCCAGATCATCATGCAAGGAAGGACTGGTTCTAAATACTAAGGATATCGTCGCCGCTTGGGGGTAACTGGCAAAGACCAGTTGACACCCCCATTTTTTTATGCCATAATATATTTGTTGAGTTGATCACTCAACGGGGAGTGACTGAATAACCCTGTTGGAATTAGGCGGGGTAATGTAAATGGTTAGAGGTGGTGCTCGCTGCTGGGTCCGTCCCAGAGAACCCCGACCAAGGGAACCATTGTTGTTATGTACTAATTTTCGCTTTAGCGATTCCCATAACTTGAGGGTACGAAGTAATCCCTCCTCCCACCCCACACTTTTATTAAAGAATTAAATGTCTATCAAATTGGTACTTCTAAAATCTAACGAAGAAGTCATTGCTGATGTGACGGAACTGGTTGACGACGAAGATAAAATCAAGTATGTTGTACTCTCTAATGCATATTGTTGTAAGCTCATAGAGAATCCAGAACTTCTCACAGAGGATACTGTAGAGGGAGAGACTACATACAGTGTTCAGTATTATCCATGGATGCCTCTTTCTGCTGAAAAGAGAATTCCAATTAGTCCAGATTGGATTGTTGCCATCACTGAACCTTGCGAGATGGTACTAAAATCATACACAGATAGGATGGAACAACAAAAAGATGGATGAAAACACTAATGTACAAATCATCATTCTAAAAAATGATGAGGTTTTGATCTCTGCTATTGAAGAAGTTGGCGCTGAGATCGGTGATCCTAATTGTAAACTTACTTCTCCATATAAGATTCTAGGTAAACATGAGACAGACAAACCTCCACATGAGAGACTTGTTCCATGGTTATCTGACTATACTGATGACACAGAATTGATGATGTCATCTGAGAGTATTCTAACTCTCGTTGAGCCACACAAAGCACTAATTGACGCATACTTGAAACTCGCTACGACATGAGGTTTTACACCAACGTTTTTCAGATCGGAAACTATATTTTGGTCAGGGGATATGAGGACGGAAAACACTTCAGTGATAGGACACAGTTCCATCCAACGTTTTATGTTCCCACAAAAAAGAAAAGTAAGTGGAAGACATTAGATAACGTTGCTGTGGAACCAGTAAAACCTGGTACGATCAAGGAGTGTAGAGAATTTATTGATAAGTATTCTCAGGTCCAAGGATTCAATGTATATGGCAATGAGCGATATGTTCACCAGTACATCTCTGAAAAGTATCCTGAAGATGAAATCAAATTCGATGTTAGTAAGATTGATCTAATCACTATTGACATTGAGGTATCTGCTGAGAGTGGATTCCCCGATGTCTTTAATTGTGCTGAGGAGATTCTTCTCATCACTATTCAGAATTACAATACCAAGGAAATTATTACTTGGGGGACGCGGCCATATACAACTAACAATAAAAAGAATCATCGTTACATTGATTGCCATAATGAAGAAGGTCTAATCAATATCTTCCTTGAGTGGTGGGAACAACATACTCCAGAAGTTATCACTGGTTGGAACTGTGAACTGTATGATATTCCATATCTTGTTGGTCGTGTAGAACGACTGATGGGAGAAAAAGTTGCCAAGAAGTTTTCTCCTTGGGGTATTGTTAGGAAGAATGAATTTACTATTGCTGGTAGACAGAACATTTCTTTTGAACTAGCAGGTATCTCTGTTATTGATTATCTGGATCTGTATAAGAAGTCTCCTGCAACTCCCAATCAAGAGAGTTATAAACTGGATCATATTGCCTCACAGGAACTGGGACAGAAGAAACTGGACCACAGTGAGTTTGATACCTTCCGAGATTTCTATACAAAGAACTGGCAGAAGTTTGTAGATTACAACATCGTTGACGTGGAACTGGTTGACCGTCTTGAGGATAAACTCAAGTTGATTGATCTGTGTTGCACCCGTGCATATGACGCTAAGGTAAACTTCAGTGATATTGCCTATCAGGTTCGCACATGGGATGCGATCATTTACAACTATCTTAAGAAACAGAATATTGTTATTCCACAGAAGGAACGTAATCAAAAGGATGAGAAGTATGCTGGTGCATATGTAAAGGAACCTAAACCTGGCGTTTATGATTGGGTTGTGTCTTTTGACCTCAACTCCCTGTATCCACACTTGATTATGCAGTATAATATCTCACCTGAGACTCTGCTTGATAAGAAACATCCAAGTGCTACCGTAGATAAATTATTGAATCAGGACATCACATTTGAGATGTACAAAGATTATGCTGTCTGTGCTAATGGTGCGATGTTCCGTAAGGACAAGAAAGGTTTCTTGCCCGAACTGATGGAGAAGATGTACAACGAACGTGTCATCTTCAAGAAACGGATGCTCAAAGCTAAACAAGCATATGAAAAAACTCCTACCAAAGATCTTGAGAAAGAGATTGCCAGGTGCAACAACGTACAAATGGCTAAGAAGATTGCTCTTAACTCTGCTTATGGCGCTATCGGTAACCAGTATTTTAGGTACTACAAACTTGCCAACGCAGAGGCCATCACTCTGTCGGGACAGGTAAGCATCCGTTGGATTGAAAATAAAATGAATAGAAAGATGAATTCTATTCTAAAAACTGAGGATAAAGATTATGTTATTGCTTCTGATACTGACTCTATCTATTTGCATATGGGTCCTCTGGTTGAGGCTGTATACAAGGGAAGAGAGAAAACTACTGAAGGCGTTGTCGCGTTCCTTAACAAGGTGTGTGAGAAACAACTTGAGCCTTATATTGAGAGTTCTTACCAAGAACTGGCGGACTACGTTAACGCCTACGATCAAAAGATGATCATGAAGCGGGAGAATATCGCTGATCGTGGTATTTGGACTGCTAAGAAACGATACATCCTGAATGTCTGGGACAGTGAAGGTGTACGTTATGAGAAAGCTAAACTGAAAATCATGGGTATTGAAGCTATTAAAACTTCTACCCCTGCTCCTTGCAGAGTTATGATTAAGGATGCACTCAAACTAATGATGACTGCTACTGAAGATGATGTGATTGACTTCATTGAGAATAGTAGAACTGAATTTGCCAACCTCCCACCAGAAGAGATCGCTTTCCCACGTAGTGTATCTGATGTAAACAAGTGGAAGTCTAGTGCTACGATGTATGAAAAGGGTTGTCCTATTCACGTTCGTGGTGCGATTCTTTACAATCACTGGACTAAACAAAAGAAGTTGCAGAACAAATATCCCGCCATTCAGAGTGGTGAGAAAATTAAGTTCTGTTATTTGAAAACTCCTAACTGGATGCATGAGAATGTTATCTCTTTTATTGGCGACTTCCCTAAAGAACTTGACCTTGAAAAGAGTGTTGACTATGAGTTACAATTTAATAAGTCGTTCCTTGAACCTATCAAAACTATCCTAGATTGTATTGGTTGGGATATTGAACGCAAAAATACATTGGAGTCATTCTTCTCATGAAGTATGTTGTATGCTGGACAGATTCTGGTTTATATAAACCAGAAGATTGTAAGATCATAGAATCAAAAGAAACCGCAAGTTATCTTGCTGAGCAGTTGAGAAAGTCATACCGATTTGTTAGGATACATGAAGCACACAAGTATGGATGATTATATAAGTTATATGATCAATCTTGGTGCTGATAAGATTCCGCATAGAGATGAAGATCTTCTAAGACATTCTATGAGAGTGTCTGGTATGTTATATTCCTATGGAAGATCCATGGATGAGGTGAAGGCAGGATTGTTCCATTCAATATATGGAACTGAATTCCAAAGATATAAAATTAAAGTTTCTAGAAAAGAAATCAAACGTGTGATTGGAAAAAAATCTGAACACATAGTTAACTTATTTTGTACTTTGGATGATAGGGTAAATACAATACTATATGGCAAAGGATTGAAGGAACCAGATAAAACAAACCTTAGATGGTTAGAGTATTGTAATATTAAGGACCAAGATCCTAATGCACAAATACTCAAAGAATTTGAACTAGTACTTCCTACCTTGTCAAGTAGATAATTATAATGTATAATCATAGAATACTTAGCGGACAAGTATGGATCAAAAAAAGAGAATCCTAACTCTTGTCACTGGTGGGTTTGACCCAATCCACAGTGGACATATTGCTTACTTTAAAAAAGCTAGAGAACTTACAAACTATCTCGTAGTAGGTTTGAATACTGAAGAGTGGTTGAAACGTAAGAAGGGTCAGTACTTTCAATCTTGGAAAGAAAGAGCAGAGATCATTCGACATCTTGATATGGTAGACGCAGTGATTACCGTTGAAGATGACGAACATGGATCTGCATGTAGAGCTATTGAGACCTGTCTCGACATTGCAGATACTGTTGTGTTTGCTAATGGTGGAGATCGCGGTAAAGATAATACTC